CTTAAACAAAGAGTGTACATTTTTAGGTATGACTCTATCAGAATTATTAATTTTTATTGAGCGTAATCCTTACGCCTTTTCCTATAAAACAATTGAAGCGTTAAACGTTTACAAACAGAATCTACTCGTAGCTCAGCTGGATTAGAGCAACAGCCTTCTAAGCTGTGGGTCGTAGGTTCGAGTCCTACCGAGTAGGCCAATTTAGCCGGTGTGATGAAAATGGTAAACATAACGGACTTAAAATCCGTCGGCATTAATGCCTTGCTGGTTCAAGTCCAGTCGCCGGCACCAAATCACTCCTCTAGTTCAAAGGTAGAACCCACCGCTCATAACGGTGTTGTTGTCAGTTCGAGTCTGGCGGGGAGTACCAAGTTTTCGTAATGTAATATGGGAGGTTAAAATGAATTAGTTGCTAATCACAGCAAACAAACAACGTAGAGGAGATTCAAAGCAGTAGTGTGTAAGTCTTATTTTTATAAGTGACCTGTAAGTCTTTGAAAGGGAGAGGCCAGAACCTCTCCCTTTTTTTATCTATATGCTCTGCATACGTGGGTCGTCAGAAAAAAGATTTTTCTTTGCTTTTGGTCTAGCAATACTATCTTTACTTCTTTTTCTTAATTGAGCTTTAGCAGAGTCTAATTTACTTTTCTCTTTTCTTAAAGCTCGTAGGTCTTTTATTAAGTCCATACTATCTCCTTTAATAAAGAGCGTTTCTTCAACCTTTGTGGTTTACTTCCGTCCGTTTCAGGATAAACGATATAACTATTTAGTTATAATTAGTCACACATTTTACAACAATCATCACCACTACAATTATGGTCCAACAACGTAGCAACCAAATGTACTCTATCTATTTCTGAGCCGTTAAAGAAGTTATGATATTTTGTATTGTCTGTAATATAACCATCACCGTTTGCTGGCATATGAAACGCCTCATCTTCAATTACCATTTTACATCCAACATTTGTAATAATAGGAATATGTAATCTCATTTCGGGGTCACGGTGCCAAGATAAACAAGACCTTGGTGGTTTCATTAGAAAACGCACTCTGCCTAGTTTGAATTTTGATGTGATTTGGTTATAGACTTCTTCAATATATGTACCTTTAAATTCAGGACATAATTCAGTATATTTACTTTCTTCTATATAAGGCAACCTTTGTTCTTCAACATTTGTTGAATCAGGATATGTCCAATATAGACCTCTTACGTTACCGCCTGTAATTGAGTTTTCGTCTCCAGGTTTCCGGTTTATGCATATTGCGTTAAAGTCTCGTAGCGATTTATCGTCTGTACGAAATCCTAACTTGCTTCTAAAGTCAAAATAGGATTTACCTAATTTGTCAATATCAATGCCTAGCTTGTGTGTTGAATAATGTTTCATACACATATTTAGGCATTGCCATTTGGTCTAAATATTGATAGTATAGACAAATGGAAAATTTTATAAAAGTATATGATGACGTATTGGCGCCAGACATCTGTAAACAGATAATCGAAAAGTTTGAAATCAATAAAGACCAACAAGAAGAAACAATCTTAAAAGGTCACCGTTCATTTAAAGAAATACAACTCAATAAACACGAAGATTGGAAACCAATCGTTGATGGTCTTTACACTACCTTCAAATCAAGAATCGGCACATATGCAAAAGAAGTAGGTATCACTCCCACACAATGGCCGAAACAATATGGTTTTGAGGCGATACGTATGAAACGATATGAGCCAAATGATATTGATGAGTTTAAAGAACACGTAGATGTTGGTGACTACGATTCAGCAAGACGCTTTCTTGTATTCTTTTTATATTTGGATTCAAACAAAGAGGGAGCTACTTCCTTTTCTAACTTTGATTTGAACGTACAACCAAAACCAGGAAGACTCTTGATGTTTCCACCAACTTGGACCTATCTACATACAGGACACAAACCAATAGATAAAAATAAATATATCATTGGCTCGTATCTTCACTACGTTTAATCTAATCCCATTCTTTTACGAAATTCAACAAGGGCGTTATTCTCTTGGTCTTCTTCTTTGAGTTCCTTCGAATCCGAAGAGTCCGCCCCATTATTATATACTAAACCAATTATAACAAGTATTAGTATTATAGAGGGGCCGATAAGTATTTCTACCGACATAGAGATTATTTAGACATTAACGAGTCGCCAAATATGCTATAAACAAGACACCACAGAGTATCATTGCTCCTAATATCAGAATACAAATCCCCTCTATTATACTACGTTTCAATTCTCTTTTACGATAAACTTCTTGCTCACGTTGTTTTTTTAACTTACGTCTTAATTCAATCATTTCATTATAGATATTTGGGCCATATGCGTAAGTAATCAGAGTACGCAATTCCTTTTCCTGTTCTTGTATCTTTTGTCTATTCATAGTAATGTCGAGAGCCATCTTTTCGATACTCCCTTTCATCAATAGTTTAGATACACCGCCAGCACTATTGACTTCTCTTTCTGCGTAGTTAAAATCTGATACTGCACCGTACCAACGAGAAAGAGAATTTGTCATACTCTCTAAATCATTACCGAACGCAATACCTTTTTTGATGAGATTAAATGCTGAGGTCGCCGTTGCGACTGCTGTAATTGGGTCTAACATTGTAGTGGTGTCCTGAATAGTGAGTGATATGTCCACTACTATTTAGAATACAACTGATAGAAAATGAATGATATGGAAAACTTATTTTAACTTCGTGATTTGGATCCTAGGTACTCTGGTTCCTGAAGTCTCAACACCGACTATGTATAATAGTTTAGTCCTAGAAGTGCTGTGACAAATAAGAAAACTAACCAAAGAAGGCCTTTGATAAGAAAGAACCAAAAGCCTAATCGTATTATTTTGTTGGTCAGATTCTTAATATTTTGTGGGCGAACCATTTAAGAAACCTTTTAATATGACCATTGACCCACTTATTCATAAAGTATCTAAAGAAACGTACTATGATGAGAATAGGTGAAGAGAGAACATCAAACGCAATCAGTCCAATATCTACCATTAGGTCAATCCAATGGTCTACTGTTGACCACTTTTTGAGTTTTTGTAATTTTGTAAGTTTTACCTCTTTTGAGGCTTTTACTTTCCTAGGCACCTTTTTTCCTCCAAAAAAAATTCTAGTTGAATGTATGGTTATTTATTGGATTAGAGACTGGTCGTTTTTTCTGATACGTCCTATAAGTGTGCTGGATGTTATTGCATTTGTAGTCTAGCGAATCACTTTGCTTTTTTAATAGCGCTTTTTCTGGAGGTTTTTGAGATTAATTCAAGTCTATTCTATTAGCTATCACTTTAAATGTCTTACCTCTATGATTAACTGCCTCTGTGGTGTTAGATGTCTTTGTCTTAGATATGGTCTCTATGTAATCACCTCTCACATCTAAATTGTAGTTGCCACCTACTTTCATATTGTAATCGCCAGCTACATTTGTATTTAGCTTGCCATCTTTAAGAACCACATTCATATCCCCTTTATCTATTTGTATATTAACAGACGCATTAGGACCTATCTGTATGTCATAGTGGTTATTCTCTTCACCATTCTTATTAATGTATATCTTATGCCTGCCACCAATAGTAATATCAGCATTGCCTTCAATTAATGCTTGACTCTTACCATAAACTATGTTATAATGGTCACCTTTAATGATATCGGTCTTTGTGCCATCTTGGTCTATTTCATATGACGTGCCTGTTCTATGTGCCTCGTATATTCTCTCTGACCCCTTTGTGTCATCATATTCTTTTATATGCCCACTCTCTGATTCGTATACGTGATTGTAAGGGTAAGTTGCATTGTAAGGGATTGTAGGTTGTGACCAAGTATCACCATCACTTGCCTCTATGTCGGATCCCACGTGGTCTTGTATTGAGACTAAATCAAAGTCTGCTGTTGGTATGCCGGTCACCTGACTTAACTTACGCAACTCTAAAGATAAATGCGGTTCATTACCATTGACCGCCAACCTATTTACATCCACCTCATCCTTATAACGAGGGTATATACCATTCGGGTCATAGAAACCTTTAGAAGGAGAAGACAACTCACTTGGTTTACCAGGTAAAGAACCTAATATCATAGGCTCTTGACAATCGGTGCCATCACGGAAGTAACCAAACACCCACGTACCCTCAACTAAAAAAGACGGAGACTGTCCAAGACCAGATATTCCTGCTGATGTGACTGGCAGGATACATTGAGCCCAAGGTAAGTCTGCTGTCGGTAAAACGGTCTTGTCCTGCGTATGGATGCCAAGAGTACGCACTCGCACTCTGCCTAGTTTCTGTGGGTCTTGACGGTCTTCAACTACGCCGTTAAACCAAATGAAGTCGTTAAATCCTAAAAAGTTATTGTCTCTGCTCATATTTTTTCCGATATTGCTCGCCTTTTAATACGCTAACTATACGCATTTATTGACCATTTAATTAATCCTTACGCACACCACCTAGATAACGTGGTATTTGCTTATCTTTCTTGTCCATCAACGCTTTTACTCTACGCAAAGGCGAGTTTAAGACCCTTATAGCCTTCTTCAGGCGGTCTTTGAATTTGTCTCTTAAATAATAACTTATTGTAGTTTTCTCTATCAATTCGCCCTTATAGAACCTCTGAAGCTTCTCATATTCTCTCTTATTGTCGGTTGCTGAGCGTATATCCTGTTGGATGCCATTGGCTATCTCAAATACTTTTCCTAACATATATTATCTATTGCCTTTCACGTCTGTTTGTGCTATATTTAGATTGGTTCTCTCTGCCTTGTTGTGTTTACTCATTTTCAAACCTATTGCAAGTATTTCCTCTTCTTTTTGCCATTCTTCGTGAAAGTACCTTATCTCCTTACACGCCGGACTCTCGGATTCTCTTTGTTTCTTTGTGTTCATCTACGTAGGGTCAAACTCCGAGGTGTTAATTGATTCATCTAGGTCATATATGCTGTAA